CAACTGAACCAGTTGTCCAAGTCTTCATTCTTCGATCATCTGTTGCAGAAGCTCTAAATCGAACATGTAAAAATGGTCGCTTTAAGTTTCTACCTAACACTTGATCGTAAACAGAACTTACACCAGCTGGAATTATAACGCCTCTAATAGCATCAGAACCAGCTCGATCGTTGATACCACCTCTTGTAGCCTTGTCATTTAAGTATTTAAAATCAGACTTGTAGAAGTCATAAGAACCTCTTCGGAAACCTGAAAAACCTAAATTTAAAGCCATATCTTCGTCGTTATCAAACACTCCGTAAGAAGTACCACCAGCTCCATATGAATTCATTGAAGCAAGCATGTCATCAATAGCTAAAGAAGAAGCTCTGTTAACAAATAACATATTTTCTTCAATTGCTCCTTGATTATCAAACTCAGCTAGTATAGCATCAAACTCTGCTAAATCAGTAGCAGCGTTAACACCTGTGATACCTGTAGTTACGTTACCTCTATCTTCAATAGCAGCAAACATACCTTCAGTACCTGATACAGTACCTAAAGCAGCGTAGTCAGTATCATTAGTACCACCAGCATCAACGATGTGAGATGCAGCAGCTGTTTTCTCAGCTTCCATCATTGTCATCTCTAAGTAATCAGTAAATCTAGATCTTGTGTCACCTTCAGCTTTTAAGTACCATAGATAACCATTTTGACCATCTTCACCAGATATTTCTACCCAACCAATTTGAGAAGCATCAGATCCTGATATCTCATAAGTATCTTTCATAATAATTGGTTTATTAGTGAAAGAAACGTGAGCTGGCTTAACAGTTCTAGCAGAACCAGTACCTGATCCGTAAGAAGCTTGACCTGTTACACCTTTTTTAAATTC